TGGAAGAGGATCGATCAGATCCAGCGATCCATGATCGCTAACCTCCTTGATGATTACTTCAAGGATATTGATCCATTGAGGATCTTGACCTTTGAAAAGGTTAAATCACTTCGTAAAGAAGTGAAAATGTATGGGTTTAACCCTACTAAGGACATGTCGTATGTCCAAGTTCCGAGGGAACTTTCTGCGATACGCGTGGCGTTGTCGCTTATTAGAGGATCTACGCCTCTATCTCATTACCAAGTAATGATTATGTCCCAAACCAGGGCATCGGGGGTTCCCCCCAGGTCGGTATACGACAAAACCTTGGCTAAGACCAAGGAGATATTGATGACGAGGTCATCAAAGGATTTGTATGAACAAATCAAGGGCCCGCTTGCGCGGGCCACTGATCACTTTTATAGTGATTTTCTGACCCACCTCGGCGGCGAGGAGGGTCGTAAACAGTTTTTTGAAACTGTGATGAAATCTTCAAAGATTTCGCTTTCGGACTCCGGAGAGTTCTTTACCCGCACTGATGTGGGTGGGAAGCTTGAAGCTTCTAGAAGGATTTTGATGGCAAATCCTGAAATTGAAGAAATTGATCTTCATACCGGTCTTCCGACCGGAAGACTGCATAACGCAGTCAATTCAAAGTCTGGTGAAAGACTTTTCCATTGGGCTTGTGCCCAATTCTCTGATAGGAGAACGATCTATGATCGTAACTGCATGTCATGCAGGATTTCCCTAGTCGCTGAACTAGGGAAGTACAGGACAATAACCGTGTCCACGTTGCAGCATGCGCTGCTATTACATCCCATGTCTCACATGGGTTTGAAAATCTTGGAGGCTATTCCTTCAAGTCAAAGCGGCATTGGTGCCGCTAACCATGCTTGGAACTTTTTCAAGCGTATCTCGCACAAGAATCCTGCTGCGAGTTTCGTCTTCAATGAGAAGATAAAGACCACCGTCATGTCGACTGACTGGTCTCAGGCCACAGACTACTGTGACCCATTCATCGCTGGTGCGATGCTAAATCGAGTGCTCGATAAACTCGGAACACCGAAGTGGTACCGAGAAACAGTGCTTTTGGCACTGACTGCTCCACGCCAAGTGGAGACACTAGACCGCAATGGTGCAACCATTGAGGTATTTTACACACGTCGTGGTGTGTTAATGGGTGACCCAGTCACCAAGGTGGTTCTCCACCTCCACCATTTAATTGGTAGAAGAATTGCAGGTATACTCCTGCATGACGTCTTTGTAGACGGAGTCTTAGACTCATCCTCTGATGAGGAATCTGACGGTGAAACCGTCTGAATTTACGCATTTCGGGTAACCGGATTGTGAGGGACGTGGTCCCCAACCCGCCGAAAGGCGAAAGCTTCAAAAGCT